CGCCGTATTTGGTTGCGGGGGCAGGACTCGAACCTGCGACCTTGAGGTTATGGGCCTCACGAGCTACCAACTGCTCTACCCCGCAGCGTGGCGGAACAGGTAGGATTTGAACCCACGCGACGTATCCCTACGCCCTCACAGTTTTCAAGACTGTTCTCTTCAGCCACTTGAGTACTGTTCCAAAATTCGCGAGATTATCGCGAGATTTTCAAATGATTACAATCGATTTCAAATGATTATAATCTTTTAAAACCACGTATTTATGCGGTTTCCTGCTATGCTCCCGACATTTATGTCGTGAACATCAAACGATTTCACGAGATTTTCAATCGATTCTCGCGAGATTTCAACCCAAGTAAAACCGAATTAAAACCGAGTTAGCTTCATAAAGAGAAAATGCCCAGTGTTGACGCCACCAGGCAATTCCCGAGAAGGTACATTAGTTTTTCATGCCGATTTAGTTTAGCGATTATAGCAGGAGACGCTACACGTTAAGTATAACACGTGCGTTTTTTCTCAAAAACCGCACGTATAAACACAAAAACCGCCTGAACACACGTAAATACGCGGTTTAAGCGGTTTTTAGTATTGAAGATTAACCATTATAAAGACATCAATTCGCCTATGCACCAAATTTGCCAAAGAACTTTACCAATTCAGCATCTGGCTCATACTTGTAGCCATTAGCACATTCCTCAGTACTTTCATTGGGTCTATTGTAAACTTCCGAAGGAATGCCTTCAGGAAACGCTTTGCAAGCAGGCTTATATCCTGCCATGCCAAGTTGATGCTTGCACTTATCACAGTTATAACCAATACAAATCATATCTATGCCTCTCCGATGTAGATTTCCCTTAATCGTTTCAATTCTTCACTAATTGCAACACCATTGTAAACCAAAATTTCTGATTCAGCAATTGCTTCAGCTCCATCTTCATCAGCTAAGATAGAAATGCCACTAACTTTGACTTCGTATAACTCATTCCACATTTCTTGTATTTGAGGTCTTCTTTTACCAAGCATACAACGAACGTGTCCTATTTCATGAATGACTGCTTCTTTCAGATTTTTTGCAACAACTCGCTTACTTTTAGCAAACAATGTATCAAGTTCATCAAGTGTCGCTCCATTAAAGACATTAGAATTTAATCTAAGAATATACATCGTTCTTGCCTGCTGAACAACATCTGTTTGCAGTACAACATTTTTACCAGAAGGCGTAGGTGGAATATCAGTAACATCAACCATGTTAAATAGTTTTTTGTTTAGTTTACTTTCAAACTCATCAACAGTATCAACAATTAACGATAATATTTTATCATCAATTACAACACCCTCTACACTTGCTTTGGCACGCAAACTTTCAACAGTTATATTTTTACTTGTCATCATATCCGACTTCTGCAAAACCTTGCTCGGTTTCGGCTCCGGCTTTGCCATCGGGACAATGGTTTTCGGATCGTATGCTTCGGCATCGATTATTGGAAGAGCAACGCAACGGCAGTTATAGTCCATGCCCGGGTGATACTTGGGAGTAGGATAAACCTTTACACCGTTCAGCTCGCCCATCTTGTGATTGTTCCAGTAGAACAGCTTGCCGTCGTAAAAGGCGTGTTCAGGTCTTACCCGCTCATCTTCTGATGATGACCACTCGTAGACCTTGATACCAGCATCTTCCTGCCGTACCTTTGTGGTTATTGCGTTAAGATTGCTGATTTCATTGCGGGCAATGAACTTTGCACGGCTGTCAGTAGTCTTATAAAGTTTTTTGATTTCTTCTGCTACCTCACTGTACATAGTGCCACGCTGTACGCCGTTGGAAATGATTGTACCCAGCTTGTCGGTATACTGACCTACAATACTGTCGACAAGTTTCGACTGCTGGTTGAACCATTCGTCGGTTACCTTGACGAACGTGTCGGTCTCGCTGATGAACACGTCAACGGCAAGGACATCACGAAAGGCACGTGCTATGTTGGCCTTGACTGTGCTGTCGGCGTTCGCGCGTATGCGTAGCAGTTCGTCAAGCGCAGCCTTCTTGTAACCTGCCTTTTCGAGCATATCCTTAATGGCATTGATTACACGCTCGCTTTCGGTTTCGTCATGGCGCACGTTCCATTGCGACTTCAGAAGCACGAGGCTTTCCTTTGTCGCCTTTACCATAGCTCTGACGAGAGCACGTAGCACGCGATAGTATTCACGTTCAGCACTGTGAGGATAATTTACTTTAGTGGTTGGACGTAGCAGGCTGGGATTATACTTCGATTTCTTCTTCGCCATCTTCATCATCTCCCATATCAAGCACGCTTTCTGCTATCGGAAGTGACAGCTTGTTCTTCAAGTATTCCCTTACCTCTGAATTGTCCATCAGCTGCCTGTCCATGAGTCCACCGATAGCCTCGACGACGATTTTCTCGCCTTCTGCCTCGATACGCTTGGTTTCAGCAACTTCTTTCTCGGACAACATCCACAACGGATTAAACTTAATCGTCCAGTCCTTCAGCTCATTACCACCAGTACCGCACTCCTTGCAGTGCTGCGCCAGCTTGACAAGCTTTTCAAGCTGCGGTTTTAGCATACGCTCCTGCAACTTGCCCCTAACGTCGTTGTAGTAATTCTCAAGGTCGCCGTTGCCGGTGCTGTTGAGTCCAGCAGGACTTCTGCCAAACAGAACTGTAAACGGAATACCGGTCAACGAGCAAAGGTACAGACCAAAGCGGTCCAGCACCTCAGGTACGCCAGCCATTGGAATATTGAACACTTGGTACTCATCATCAGTACCAATCGCAATGCTGTTCATCACGTTACGTGCCATGTCGATGAGTTCAAGACGTTTCTGCACCTTGTCAGTACCACCATTGGTGGCAAGCAGGTTGGCAAGATTGTTGAACTTCAATAGTGAAGTGCTCATACGCTCAAGAATGTTGAACGCTGTACTGTGCGAAGTGTCGCAACGCCAGATAGCCTTTACAACACCTTCAAGACAGCTCATACCGCCACCACCACGGGCAATGCGCTCGTAGTTAGGTAACAGGTCTCCGTCAAACATTAAAAGCCTGCTATGGTGAACAAACAGCACATTACCGCTTTGAGGCGGACTGATTTGGTACCATTCAGGCTTGCCGAACTGCGGGTCCGTCGGGTCGTCGTTAATCATGTAGCCTGTGAAGTCTTCCACAATGCACTGTTTATCGTAAACCTCAAGCCCGCGTATCGCTTTCAAATTGTTATAGTCAACAGGCTCTTCTTCACTCCTGCCATCATCAAGCAGCATAAAGATACAGCTTCTGCCATAATGACGAGCCCAGGTCATCGCCTCGATGAGCTTCTTGTTAGCATAGAGCGTATCAAGGTACTGAAGAATGTTGTTTTCGTCCTCGTCACCCTCAATAACGTATCCGTTCTTCAAAGCTGCTTCTGCAGGTAGTGAAGAGATACGTTGAGCAAGACGGTTTGACCACAGCCTATTTAGAAGCTGGTAATTAACAAGCTTACCTTCTTGGAAGCTGTTGTTGGCCAAGTACTGAGCAACGCCACGTCTGATGAACGCATCAGAAAAACCGCTGTCATTGCGAGTGACGTTCCTTTTTCTTTTACGTGTCAAATTACTAAACCTCCCCAACCTTTATGATTTTGCAGTTCGTTGAACGAATCCGAGGATGCGTCAACCATATCGTCGTGAACACTTTCCGGAAACGCTTCCATTTCCGTGAAGTATGACTCGTTCCAGTCACCGGCAAGTATCATCACGTTACCTGCCTGCCATTGAGCAGAAAAAGGCTCTGCTCGCACTATCTTGCTACCGCTCGGACGTATCGCCTTAACTGCGAAGCCAGATAGATGTTTGATGTAGCTGTCCGACTGTTCCTTGCCAGCCTGTCCAGGGTCTTGTGGTATGGTGATGTTTACCATTCCATATTTCTCCCTGTCCATAACGGCACAGTTACGGACGAGCGCTCTGACGTTCTTCGCATCGTACTGAACACGCTTAACGTCAGCTACTATGTACCGGCTATCATCAAGCATACCCATAAGCACGCCTGCGGTGGCATCAGGATTTGGATTAAGAGTAGACGGCACTGTTGCCGCCAAGTCCCAAGAACGTACCCAAGCAATGACGTTGTGAGGTATTGCAGGTACGATTTCCACTTGGGAGCGCTTGAAGTACAAACCAGCTGCAGGCTTGATTTTCCAGTTACCATTGAGAAGACGTTCCTGTTCTACCCTGCCTTGCGCCATAAGGTTGCCAAGGTAGCCAGGGTCTTTTTCCATGAGTATCTTATTATCAGTAAGCTTTGAAGCTATGAAAGTAAAGCTCTTAATCTGAGCATCTATCAGCTTGTACTTCTCAATGAGTTCTTCGCGGGTATCGCCCCAGTATATCTCATCACCCACACGAGCAAAGTAACGGATTACACCGCTACGTTCAGGTATCGGATAACCAGTTTCCTGGTCTATGTACCACGCTATGAAGTCAGCTACCCAGCTGTCAGCATCAGGGTTAGTCGTTGCCCGGATATAAGGACGGACACCACAGGTCGCTGAACGGTTACGTGACAGCAGGTAGAAGAATTGAGTAATGGTAAAATGCGTCAATTCATCAAAGCAGATAAGCGGGATTTGAGCGCCTTGCCATGTGTATATATCCTTGTCGTACTGCAGATGCGTCAAAGTAATCTTTGCGCCATCCTTGAAATAAATCATTGCCCTTGGCGACTGAACTGCTTTGAAGTCCAAGCCTTCATACATCGTGAGCGCATTGTCCCACAAGCCGCCTTCGTTGAATATCTGACCGCTCGTGCGACGGAAGATTACGGAACCGAACTTGGGATTGTCCATGTGCCTGAGCTGTTCAAGCAGTAAGGCATAGCTCTTGCCACCGCCCGCAGCACCGCCATAAATGGCTATATCGGCAGGAGTGGAAAGAAACATTTCCTGCGGTCCAGGTTGCGGTTGCAGAACATTATCATCCATACTTCCACCACCTAACCACGTCCGTTATCCGGCAAGTAGATTACTTTCTGTACCTTCTTCTCGCCCTCACCCTCGCTAACACCGCTCTTCATCCGCTTGAGACGAATGTCGGCAAGTGCAGTAACGCATTTGTTCTTACGCTCCTGCACCCTTGTGAGCTGGTCTTCGAGTGAAAGCAACAAGTATATCTTGTTTCGTGTATGAGTAACGGTAGAAGTAATTACGGACTTGGCTTCCGGATTTTCTGCCAGTTCATCTTTGGTAGGCATTCTTACAAACGCTGTACTTCCTGCGAACGAAGCCTCTTTCTTATTATTCCTTACCGTTTCTATCAACTGCATTAGCCTGCGCTCCCGCACAGTATAAAGAGCGATTTGGTCGATGAGTATCTGTTCTTCCTGCTTCAACTCATCGTCCATTTCGGTCAACATTTCAATTTCTTCATCATTAAGGCAATCCCAGTAACGCTTTGAGTATTTCCCGGTACGCAAGGCATTAGTATTGCCCTTTGGTGCTCCGTGTCCTGCTGCGTTTTGGTTGCCGAAAAGTGCAGGAACGCCAGTCTTTTTGCCCTTATTTCCCGACTTTTTTGTGTCCGTTGACTTGTCCGTTTTAGCGGACTTTGCTGTCCGTTCCCAGTTATCTTCCTTTTTCCAGCGTTGAATGGACTTAGAGGACACGCCAAGCTGTTCCGCAAGGTCAATGTTCCTTGCCTTTCTACCGCTTTGAAGCCAGAGTATTCGGGCTTTCTCTCGTATTGGATTTCCAGCCCGTGCCAATCTCTTCACTCCTTATTTTTTACTGTTCTATCCAATGGAACAGGCGGTAAGCCGTTCATCAGCCCACCGCCTGCTTGTTTGTCCTCAAACTTTGAGGTATATGCTTGCCTGTGAATAGCTTCGATTTGCCTCTCCCGCCATCATCTGCAAGAACTCTTCACGACTGAATTCAGACAGCCTGAACACCTCTTCCGCCTTCATGCCAGTCTGCTTTTCAATCTCCCGCAACGTCTTACCCTCTTCTAAAAGTCGCTTCACTATGCCTTTCATCGGAGTAACAAGGTGAGTACCTCTCGCCCTGTTATGTGTGATAGTTCCGTACATGTCTGAAGAATGGTCCTTATGGTCTACTATTACCACCGGTACCATACCTCCCAGCTTAGTAACGAGCGGTTCCTGCTGTGCTACCGTCCAGCGGTGAAATCCGTCTATTATCGTATAGTCAGCAGTAACGACGATTGGCAACGTCCAGCCGTTGGTAAGAATCGATTGCGTAAGTAGTCTTAAATTTTCCTTTGGCACCATATTAGGGTTGTAGTCATTCGGCTTCAGCTTCTTGAACGGCACCCATTGCAAAGTGCTCAAAGGTTCCTTGATGTTATCTATCATTATGGTTTATGCCCCCTTCTTCTCGCCTCTGCCTCTCGCCCATGGTCAGCAACGTTGGTAGCGCACTTCACATATAAAGCACGATACGTGCGAAGCTTCGGGTCTCCGGCAATAAGCGACTCATATATCCTCTGTTTCAGCTCAGGCGTCAACGTCTGCTTGAACTTTAGGTAAAGCCTGCTGTAATAGACTGCAGTCTTCAATGCCCTTGCGCTATGAAAATGCTTCGTCATGTTGGTGAACAGCTCTTTAAGCAATGCATCATAGTCTTTAGGCTTCTCATCGGTTTCAAGCTCGTTGCGTTTACGGGAAGAACGGCCAAACATTTCGCTGTCCCAATAAAGCGCTGCAAGGTAAGCGTTAGGCTCCCTTCTTACTATGCGCTCCATCAAGCCAGGATAATATTCGTTCATCTTGACCAAGCTTCTCGCAGTATCGATACTGAAGAACTGCGACACTCGAAGCTGGTTGCGGCTCATTCCCGCCTGCCAAAGATATACGTAGATGTCAGGTACATCAACCTTATGATTTTTCAAATAAAGCCATACGTCGGAATTCTCCCAGTCATAAATCGGAAATGACTGGTAGTTCCCGTTAAGGCTGTAATGGTGTTTTCTTGTCTTTGCGAAATTGGAACGTCTCTGCAAGCTTTCGGAAGCCCTTACCCCAATCAGGCAGATTCCGTCAATCAGCAATTTAGCAAAGAATTTTTGGTACGTGTCCTCGCGTGGTACAAGTAACGGATGTGAACGTACCGCAAAGCTGGGCGGTCGTCTTATCCACACTGCCTCTTTCCTGCTGTCCCAACAAACGAACGACTCATCATTCTGCAGGTTGTTGAAGCAGTTGTAATGCTTGCACTCGATACACCACCATACGAACTTGGCTCCTGCCAGCAGGAACTTCCTTCGCCATTCGTGCACCGTCTTTTCTATGCACGGATAGATTGCTTCCTCGTCAAGAAAATAGACCGTGAGCTGTTTCGGGTCTATCTTGTGTTCCCTAATCAGCTCAAGCGTGAGATGGGCAAGGCACAGACTGTCCTTGCCCCCGCTGAAAGAAAGGTAGACGGGCAGCTTGTTGCGGAAAAGGTTAATAATCCGCATGCGTGCCGCCTTCACCACGTCCATTTCCCCCTTTAGCTGTCTTATAGCCATATCTTATGACTACACTCGGGACAAATGATGTAGTTCCTTTCAGCCTCACCCTTAGCACTCTCATGAATGGCAGTTACTGCCACGGGTTGTCCGCTTCCCGTGGCAGCATTCTCCGCTTCTGCCTTTTCAATCTTTTGCTGGAGGAAGGTCTTGTTGTTATTGATTTCTTCGATACGGCTGTTCTCGAGCATGCCGTATTCCATTATCTGCTCATTGACCGCTTCCATGTCGCCGACGATCATCTGCAAGGTTTCCTCGTCATAGCCGGGAATGTCCAAATCATCTTTGAGTTCAAGGAAGAATTCGTCAAGAACGTCGTTGTTGTAGGAACCAAGCTCAAACAGCCTGTTGTCGGCAATCATCAGCTTCTTTTTCTTTGCCTCTGTAAGCCCAACGAGCTGAACAGCCTTCACAGTGTCCCAACCAAGTTGCAATGCCGCATAATACAGGCCGTTACAGCAAAGGATTTCGTTCTTCTCATCGATTACGACAGGTCTAATCTGTCCGAACTGGTCCAATGAACGCGCATACTCGGCAATCTGACTGTCATTGTGCAGTCTTACGTTCCTTTCTGCAGGTTTTAATTCCGAAATTGATACCTCTTTGACTTGCATGTCATTACTACCCCCATAGTAATTTTTTCTTAGATTTTGCCGAGTTCCGGAACGACCTTTACCGCCTCTGCCAAAAGCGTGGAGTCAATCTCGTTGATTTCCTGTAAAACCGTCCGTCTGTCGGTGTGTACTTCCCGGTAAAACCAAGGGTGCGTGCCCTGGACGAAGCCGTCCGCCCAATCATAAATTGGTGGCAAGGGAAGTTTCTTGTAATGTATGTAGCCTAACAGCAGTTCGTGCTCCCAGTCAGCAATAGGGTTATACTTGGTCCTGCCAGACCCGTCGGTATAAATGTTGCTGCCGTTTCGGCCTACATAATTCCCATCAGCCTTTCTCCTGCCAAGGAGAATGATGTCAGCACCGTGGCTGTCATAGAAATTATGCTGAATTCTAATGTTGACGGGCGACTGCCTGTCGGGGTCGTCCTTCAACGGAAGGAACCAGTGCAGGTTTCTTGAAAGCCACTCCAAGTCCTGACCGGTATTGACCATCACGACACCTTTAGGCGCGTGCTCGTCTATCCATTTTTGGTATTCAGGGTATTCAAGGCTCGTTATTGACATCACACCGACATCAACTCCCGCCTTCCTGCACAGTTCAGCAAGCACTATGCTGTCCTTGCCGGCACTGTATGCGTAGATGGGTCTTTTATACCCTGATAAAATCCTGGTCATTTCTGCCAAGGTACGTGCCTCGGCTTCCAAGACCTCTTCGAGCGACACGTAGCGCTCAATGTTTCGGTAAACTTCAAGCCAGTCAGCATTTTTACTGGACTGTTTTCGCCCTAATGCCCTAATCATTGCATTTTTCCTCTTGATAACGTCTTGAAAACAACGAAATCCCAGGAAAAGGCTACTACAGCCCCTGTCAGCGTAGCGAACAGACAACCCATTGTCTTAATCGCGTTATCGCTCAAAATGGTCCCCAGCGTAAAAACTGGAAGCCCTATGAGAATGGCAAGCAAGATACCGTAACACATCCCCTCTTGACTAAACCTATGCCCCAACAAGGTGAATACTGTCGGTAGCATTGTGGTGGAACGCAGAGTTCCGTAAACCAAAAAGAGATGTGTCACGGTGATACCGGGAATGCTTGCGATTACCATTCCTGCCAAAAGAAGCAACACCATTGCCAGTTTGGTATGCTTCAAGTTCGCGTTACCCTTGATGTCGGGAACGAGAGAAGCGACAGCGCAAAGATTGCTGTCAATAGTGCTGAGCAGTCCTGATATGAGCATGAACAGGAAAGGCACCGTCACCCAGCCTGGGAACAGCCTTGCCACCAGTTCATAGTTCACGATGCTTCTGTCTGCGGTAATGCCGTAACCTGCAGCCATGAAGCCAAGAACGCCCATTGATAAGGGTACTACCGCAAAAAGCAGCGCACCGAGTGCAAAGGACTTGCCGATACATTTCTCCTTAATGGAAAATGCCCTTTGCCAAAAGCACTGGTCACCGAAAGGTCCTGCCAAAAGACCTAATGCAGTGGGAAGTCCGAAGGCAAAGAAGAGTTTGACGCCGTTTTCATCAACAAGGCTTTCATAGTTGCCGCCAAAACCGTTAACGCCGTTGATGAGTGCCATCGTGCCACCATCCATTGATAAAGCCCAAGGCACGAGCAGTGCGCAGACTGCCAGGATAATGACCATCTGCACGGCGTCCGTGATTACCGAAGCACGGATACCGCTAAACTGTGAGTAGGAGAAAGCAATACAGGCCAATACAGCCATCGTAGGCACGAAGCCTATGTCCAACATGTTGGCAAGTATCTTCGCCCCTGCAAGAAGCTGCACTGCGGTCGACAGCACTGCCAGCAAACCAAGCTGGAGCAGATAAGCCTTCTTGATTTTGTCGGACTTGTAGGTTTCTCCCATGAAGCCTGACAAGGTCACACCTTCAGGCATCTGCTTTCTAATCCTCTTCGCAAACGGAACGAAGAATAAAAGGCAGAAGATGTTCGGGACGAGGAACCAGAACAGACCAGGCCAGCCGTTCGTGTACGCTTTCTCAGCACTGACGAACAGGGCAGGCGCCCATATCCACGTCGCTGCAATGCTCATGGCTGACTTCCACGTGCCCATCTGCCTATCGGCTACGAGAAATCCCTTGAGCGAGGTTTCCTTGGCTGTCAGAAAGTATGAGGCAGCCATCATGGCGATGAAGTACACGCCAAGAATTAAGAATGCTTCCAAGATTATCAACCCCCTTCGTTGTATGGAAGCTGAAAACGGGCATAAAAAAACCCGCCTGCAGGCGACTTGCAAGCGGGGTTTCTCAATATCCAGTTTTCGCACTTTAATCATATCATTTTTCAATATGAAATGTAAACGAAATGAAAATGAAGTGATTTTTTGTAAAAATTTTGGTTTTTTACTCTTTTTTGCTGTTTTTGCGACTGTCGAGCCGTCTAATCCCGTCAATTCCAAACATCAGGGCAGTTATCCGCTCGATGGCTTCCTTGACATCATACTGTAACTGTCTCACTGACGTGAAATGTTTCTCCGACAGTTCTTCCAGCAGTTCGGTCTTACTCATCCCCTCGGGAATGGGCTGGATATACAATGCGTTGATGACTTCCCAGCGCCTCTCGTTTTCCGGCTTTCCGGAACGATAGCAATAGCTTTCGTAGATGCCAAGCATGTCTTCAATGTGCTTTACGACGATCCTCGTGCGGAGAGCTGAGTTCTTGATACTCTCCAAAGCAAGTTCACGCTTGCCCATCGTTGAAGACTGCCACATGCTGTCCATTATCTCTATTGCCGTGAGGTCTTCTTCGTCAAGCCTTGTAAGCTCAAATACGGCATTGTCGGCGTGTTCCTTGAACATTCGATAGTGTTCCAGCAACAACCTTGTGTTGAAAAGCCGTTTATCAAACTGGCTCTCCAACTCCTTTTCGTGTTCTTTCTTTAGTTTGGCTACTATCTGTTTTGCGGTCGCTGCGGCTGTTGCACTTATGATTAACTCTACTTCCGGCTGAAGTTCCGACATTGGGCTTGCCCTCCTTTGCGAAAACGGATATAATGACTTTAGGCGAATATCTGTTTTACGGGGCTTGCGGAGTGCAGGCTCTATTTTTTTATGCCTTTTTGGCCTCTGCCCGCTTACGTGCTTCCCTGCGTCTGCGGGTGCGCTTATTCTTCCTGCGCAGTTCCGCTATCAGCTCGTTCGCACCCTCGGTGGCCTTGAAGACGTTTCGCATCTGATTAAAACGCCACATATAAACGACCTCGAAAATTCTAAGCTTCTTGAGAAGACTTGATTGTCATGTTCGTGATGAACACGTCAACGATTTCAACTTCCGGGTTTTTACGATGTTTCATGTTGCGGTTGTTGTAGGTCGCCTTGTAGTATTCCAGTTTGTTATCGATACTGGAATTCTTGTTGATGATAAACTCGGTCTCGTTCTGACCGGGAATAGTCACCTCAACACCAACGTCCATTCCCATTTCCTTTGCCTTCATGAAGACATCCTTGAGTTCTTTGTACCTCATTTTTACAACACTCCTTTGATTAAAATATACAAGGCGCACAGCGCCAGGAAAAACAAACTTGAAAATCCATACGCCAATACTTCCTTTACCCCTGCCTTATCATCAATAACCATAAGCTGGGTACGACAGTAGTAATAAAAGGCTGCAGCCACGAAGCAGCAGGCGCAAATCCCTTCAAGCATTGTCATAAAATATCACTCCTAATATTCTATGGACCACTCACCGTGCGGGAACATATACGCCAACGCAAGCAGTCCGTTCAAGGCTCGCTTGGCATTTCCCTCGGTTGCGTCCCAATGATTATCGGTCACGGTATCGCCTAACATTGCAATCGCAATCTTTAACGGCTGTATCGTCTGCGCTGCAAGCTTGCCGTTAAGTCCGGGAATACCGCCTTCAAGCACCTTATATATGAACGGCGAGTAGTTGAATGTGATGTTCATATATGCCTCACAGGTGCCACCAACGGCATATGTACCGCCTCTGATAAAATGTTTTTCATCACTTTGGAGTACTTCCTTGGTAACAGGGTCAACAAGCTGACAATCATAACTCATAACTTCCTCCTAAAACGTGTAATGTCGTACGCCTCTTTCGACATATGCCTTTTCATCCACATACTCCTTGATTTCTTCAATCCTGAACGGCTCGTTGCAATGCGGGCATACTGGCAGATTTTGACCCTTCTGACCAATCCTGCGTTCCAGTTCCTTTACCGAACGCTTCCAAGGTCTGTACTTCTGACCAACCTCCCAATGCTTCTTTATAATTTCCCGCACCCTTTCCTCGCTACGCTTGATGCTCTCCCAATTTTGGTTCAATATTACCAATGCCCTGAAAGGGTCAAGCTGGTTCCCACAATGCTCACAGTATACGAGGTTGTGTTCGGTATCAATGCAGATTTTGACAGCCTTCTTGGGATATGTTGCTCCATCATAGCAGGTGCAGGCTCCGTGATACAATTTCTTTTCGATTGGTGAAAACTTATATAATACTGCCATCTTATTACTCCATCAGATTAAAAATCTCCAGTGGCCACACCCGCACTTTCGGAGCATTACGCTTCATCGGAGCGAACTCGGCATATACGTTCTGCCCGTCAAAGTAAAGGTATTGCCCATTCCTGACTTCGAAGTAGCCCAGAGCAGTCCTGAACAATATGTAAGACTCAGGTCCTTCAACCAGTGTCTGCCTTTCAAATTCTCTTTCAATCCACGCAGGCTTCGGATCGCCCACCTTCCATTTCTTCATTTTCATAGGCTACCTCAAACCATCATCACATCAGGTCTTACGAATTCCCTGCCATCATTAGGACGCCACAGGTGTAGGCAGGTTTGGCACAGATTGATGTACTCGCTTTTTCGAGGGTGGAACTGTACGACTTCTTCCTCATCTTCAAAGAACATTTCCTTAATCTTGCACATTACTTCCCAGCTGGGTACTTCCTTACCATTAGTCGGGCTTACGCTCACGTGGTCCCAGCCGCCACCATCAGAAGCCACCACATAATAACGTTTACCTTTGACACGTACCAAAAACATACCGTTTCCGGAATCACCGGTGGTGCCACATATTCTGATTTCGTTTGTTGCAAGTCTATATCTGTTCAATGTTTCAAGGTTTCTCATTCATTCCTCCAGCAGCATCTTAATAATTGGTACTACGAAGTCTCCTGCAATGGTAGCAATCAAAGCCACAAGAACGAATAATGCTATCTGCCAGTTTCTACTCATCTTCTTACATCTCCGTCATAGATATTACCAACAACCAGCCATAAAATTCCGAAGAACGAAGTAAAAGCATTGAACCGCTCGTAACCATTATGGCAAACCTCTCTTACGCCGAAAGCGCCATCACGAAACACTACTTCACTCAGTACTTCCACTCCATTCCGGGAAATGCCTTTTACAATGTCCCCCTCGTAAATTTCTTCCCCAGTTTTATCAAGAAGTCCAGTAAACTGACCGACTGTTTCCGGTCTTACCGCATAAGCATATGGCACACCGCCCTTGTTGCTGATGTAAGTCCCCGCCTTAATGCCTTTTGTAAGGTCTTTGTGCAAAATGGACAAATCGCCTCTTACCCATTGCTTGAGCGTCTTGCCTCTAAACTTAATCTCACGCATAACAATCACCCCTTGTACAAGATTTCACACGTTTAATTTCAGCTTCAAGTTCAAGGTCCAGAAGCTTTTGCAACATTTCCTGCTCAGCAATTATTTTTCCAATCCGGTACTCATAGTCTTCTTTACCAATTTTCTGAATGTGTTTCTTAGACCTTCTGCTACGGGTAAGGCTTGCGCCTACCTGCATTAAAGAGTCTTTAATCACAGCCAGCTTGTTCAGCGGTCTTGTCACACTATCACACTCCACAATTAACATCCGGTTTGATGACGAGTCGCGCCTCGCCAAAATCATCTCGATACACCATTTTTTTACTACACATCAGAGGTATCGCCTCATCAGTTTTATCAACATAAACCAAAGGTCTGTTATGCTTCTCGGCTAATTCTACAAGTTTTTCTCTGAATTTAGCATTTTCCACAGGAAACATCATCACAACATCACTACAAAAAATCAAATCCATAATGTAATAATCCCACGGAACTAATGACGAGCTTCGTCGCTTTAGAAGTATTTGGTAGCCATTTTCTCTAGCGAATTTGCGCGCCAGTTCGTTGGACCAACCAGCTACTATCACTACTTTCTTAAACCAACTAAAAAAGCCTTCAAGCAACCTTTGGTACCGTGAATAATCCTCATAATGACTATTCATCACTAAGACTTTTACGCAATTATCATTCATCTTGCTTCACCGTCCATTTTTGCACCGCAACACCGTAGGTAACTTATCTACTAATTCGGCTGCGTCCTTATAAATCATATATACTAATCTGTTGTTTTTGTTATAAGCCTGTTTTGCTTTAGAGCCTAATGCTCTTACCGCATTATCTCTGTCAATCAAATTCATTTCGTGTCCATTTGATATTTTTATCCACACTCCATGTTTAAAAACATCAACTTCTCTGCACTCATTTTCTGCATTCAATGCTTCACAGAACAATTCAGCATTAGCCCTGCTAACAAACGCCATAACCATTACATCAGGCTCCGTTGTCGGATAATGGGCATAGACGTAAAACAAATCGTTGCCATCGTTAATAAGGGCACTATGTTCTTTGACTATATATTTAGCTGACAGATTTCTCGCAGCATTGCGTTTTTCTTCGTCTATTTCAGCCATATATTTTTCTAAACCAGCCTTGATTTCTTCATATACCATTTTCTTCACTCCACTGCAATGTGCCCAAGTCGCTTGTAATAACTTGACTTTTTACTTTTATGACTCCACCAAACCGGTCACACAATTCACATTCAAGTTCGTCTCTTATCTCCAACATTCTTAAAGAATCACTCTCATATAGTTCTTTAACGCGTGGAAGAAATTCTTGAGATACTTCTTCTTCGATTGAAATTTCTACTACATACTTGCTAGTTACTCTCACCTACTTCACCTTCTCGCATTCTTTTATAACGAGGGTTGCTTCCATTAAGCCCCACATACTATCCTCTTGGTAGATGTATGTTTCGGCTTTCTCACCCTCTCTAAACGGACGATATAAAATCCACATAGAATCGTTCTTGCCTTTCCAAGTTACGGACACCAGCTTTTGATTAGGTGGCAATTCTATGTTCGCTTTACCGCCAAGTCGTTTTGCTATCACACTACCGCTTGATTTAATACCTCTGGATGATTCACTACTTACAGATGATCTACTTTTGGCATTACGTTCTTCGATTTGTTCCTCGGATAACTCTTGACCACAACCATTTAAAACTAACGCCAACAAAACAAGTACAATTACCTTAATCATCAATCGTTCACTCCTAACTCAAATAATAGCCCCAAGCTATAATCTGTTGATATTGGTCCATATCAATCACCTTTGTAGCCTGTATTTCTTCACAACCGTAGCAGTCAAAGTCAGCAGTAATGCGTACACAGTTGTAAGGCAAGCCAACTTCTACTTTTGTGATGTTGGTAACATAGGTTTCTACCAAGTTCATACCATCACCCTTTCTTTAAACCAGGCACAAGCTTTATCACCGCAAAACTTCACGAGCGTTGTCTTGCGTACCACGCATAAGCCTGTGCCGTCGGTGCTTTCGTCAGCGAAAAACTTGCATTCTCCACAGACCCTACCTTTATTCCTATTCAGCAGCTCAACGGCTGTCGGTTTCTTTTCTCTTGGCATTGAATAACTCCTTAGGTACAGGTACATTTAATAATTCAACAAATCTATCGAGGCAATTAGGATGTTCTTCCTTCAACGGACACTGACGAAAAGTATCACGTTCAGGGTGATACATAGGGTAAAAATAAGCATATAACGGGCATTCACTGCAAAATTCAGGTAACTTATCAACTACTATTTTGCTCATTACTCTCACTCCTTTGGCTTCATGCCATCCATATATTGATTTAACGGGCAACTCTCATCTCTGTCGTCCAAGTAATACGCATCAATTTTAACCGGATAATCATAACCAAATTCGGGTGCTCTACAAACAAGTCCATCGGGACTGGTTGCAAGCAGAGGGCAGTTTTTACACCCTTGCGGCAGAAAACCTTTTATTGTTACAAAAGTCATACTCTCACATTCTCCTTACTACCAGTCTCAATCTTTTCCCAATGCGCCTTAATGCGATTGAACACTTCATCAGCGGTAAGATAACCTTCTGGGTCTTCAAACGGAGACTTTTCTCGACTGCAAAGCTCCAACAAATTCTCCTTGTGGCCATAAGTGCCATACCCTTGAATTGCACTGAAAACGTACTTCTAACGCTGCGGATACTGAATTCTACGTATTGAAAAGGCTTTGGAACTTAAAGCATCAGCTCGTTCAAAAGGTATGCCAGCTTCACGAAGCATTGCGTCAAGTCTTTCTATTTCAAGCATTTTAACGCCCCCTTCAAAATAACGGCTCACAATCGAGTGGTTTAGGTTTTTCTTTGGATACTCTCGGTTGATATTGTTTTCCCGTTTCTATGTCCCCTAACTCCGACAATGCAAAATCTTTGCATTTATTAGGACGTTTTATTTGCGCTTCCGTTAAAATCTTGTCAAAGTTAGTGCAATACAAAGCGTCTCCATCTATACAGAAAGCACAATATCGACAATATTGTTTAGCCACGCTATACCCTCCTTATATCGTCGGTACCTTCAAGTCCAGACAATTCCTTAATTTCAGCACAGACCTTTTTTATTGTTTCGCACATTCTTGTTATTTCTTTAAGATGATAGTCAAAGTCCCTCTCGGACAAATCAGAACTTACAAGCCTCCAACCAATCTTGAAGGCTTTCCTTTCCCTGTTCGATACCCCGTGCCTCAAATCAATTCCAGTATCATCTCTAAACTTTATCACCTTTGCTTTGAGTTCTTCGTAGGTTTTCAATTCCCAGCGAACTTCATTGGAAATGAGCTTGCGTTCTTGCTCTTTAAGAGCCATACGTTCCTTGTTGAGTATCCCAGTCTTTTGGCGAGTCCATCCACGCAAGAAAGCCATTAAAAAACCCATATCAGGAGCAGTTTCCCTGTACGTCGGCTTCTTTTTCTGCCGTAGTTTACCATCGCTGTATTCGAGGATACCCCAAGGTGCAGGAATCATCATGTTTTCTGTTAATCCTTTGGGTACTACCAAATACCAGTAATTACAATGCTGTGCAACCATTTCTGCCTTAATACCATTATCCAATTCTTGCTGTAAGTCAGAACGGCTGACCTTGATTTCAAAGCCTCTAACTTCATAGCCTCTTGACGGATAAGCATTTATAGCAACAGCATCAGCGTGTCGTCGACAGTTAGCACCAGTGCTATTGCCTACCTCGAACCCTAAATACCATTCGGGTTCACAATAAGAAGCGGTTAAAGCTTCGCGAATATCATCTGCTGTCACTTTTTCTGCCATCTTATCTCCTTACCACGGTAAATACCGCTTCATAATTTTCATGATATTGGGAAGTCCTTCGTAATCCAGCTCAGAACCAACAAAGAAATACGGCTTGTCAATCTTACTCCAAACGTAGCGCAGTTCTTGTCGTTTAAACTTTTTGAGCCAATTCTTCCGATGTAATCGATTACTCATTGTCCTTTCCACTCCTTGCCAGTGACTTCACGGTACATTCTTGACCTTGCCGCCACGGCTTCTTCCTTGGTTTTGAACACGCAACCGCACTTTAAGGCCATACTTTCCCAGGCTGCTCCTGACCAATAATACATACTGTCAGGCTCCCAAACGCTGTTATATGTCCAATACTTCTCGCCCATTGCAGGCTTCCAATGCACTTTGACTATTTGTAAGGTACCGATAACGATGTCGCTTATGAAGTCACTGTACACCATTTCCCCGCCTTCACTCACACGAACCAAAAGGTTATCAGTGAACTTAAACCTGCTCGGAACGAAATCTTTTGGACTTCGGTCCAGCCTAAAATCTGTAAGCAATTCTCCCGTTCTTACATTCCTAAGATGAAATTCTTCACCGATTTCTAAATCCAGTCTTTTTGCAATATCAGCAATCATTTCATTTACCATTCAATCCACCACCTATCTAACGAAACCTTGCAGCTCTATGCCTGCCTCTTCTTTAAGGCACTTGTGCAGGTCATCAATCGAAACGTTTTCTCTGTAGACATGGTCAAAAAGCTCAAGACACAGCGACACGAAGCGCTCTTCCCTTGTCTTGTCCTCAACCTTGACTTTGATTAACTGGGAGAACTTGTCGTGGATTACCATTGTAGGTATAGCAAGCATATAGAAAAACGCTTTTTCTGCAGCTTTGAGCCGTTCTTCTTCACGAATTTTATCTACCAGCAATTCAAGTTCAGCAGGGTCGACTTGACCCTGCTTTAATAATCGTCTACGTTCTGCTCTATTCATTCCACTTCACTCACTTTTCATTCGAGGTAAATTCAGGTTTTAAACTACGCTTGATTATCGCAAGCGTTTTCTTACAATTTTTGATGGTTTTCTTGCATTTAGCAACGTCAAAGCCTTCACCGAGCGACTTTACTTTGTGCTCGTTCAGATAGCTCTTTTCTCTTTTGATTTTTTCTTTGCACAAATCCAAACAATGTCTGCCAATTCTTTCAGCCCAAGAAATATGTTCAAGGTACTTTCTGCGTTTAGGGGTCATAACAGCTCCTCATTTCCCGGTACTACCAAAGCCATTATCACCCCTATCAGTTTCGGAAAGTTCGTCAACCTCTACTAAGGTAACATCTTCGTTCTTCTTGATAAGCATTTGGGCGATACGTTCGCCCTTTTTAATCTTTTCACCATTACCAACACCTAAATAAGTTTGGATTCCCTCGCACCCACCAAACCTGTCGAGCATTCCTCTGCTACACGTGTGTACTTTGCATTCATACATCGCTTTAACTTCGCCACGATAATCGCTATCAATAACGCCTACACAATTCGGTTGGCGAAGGTTGGTGTTTAAGCCAATAGAACTTCTTGGTACGATTTCAGCGTGGTAACCATCGGGAAGCTCCAAAGCAAAACCTAAACCAATCAAAACAGGTTCTTCTTTAACGATTACATCTTCTCTTGCGTAGCAGTCATAAGCTGCTGCGCCAGCAGTTTTTTTGGTCGGCATAATGCCATCATGTAATAATTTAATTTTTACTTGCATACATATCCTCCTACGCATTCAAAATGATTTTCTTTCCGTCCACAAACAAGGTAGCTTGCGGTATTTTAGGAACGTGCAACTTCCTTTGAACATTAGCGGCACGTTTCGCATCGTTAATTCTGTCTGCCATTTCCCTAAACTTCGCAGTCCAGGGAGCAGGCACCGGTTTCGGTTTTACATTTTTATTTTTGCTCATTTTTTAACTCCTTCAACCGCTCATATTTCTTGAGCTTAAGTTTTGCAAGTTTTACGTTTACCTTCGTGATATCAGGCAAGTCACTCCTCATACCATAATGGTTCATAACACCGTGTACGCCTCTATCTACGAGAAGCAGATTGCCCAGTTCAAGGTTTTGCTTGTCACCATCAGCAAAGATAATCACGCTATCATCAGGAATAGGACCATTAGCTGCTTCTCACACAACTCTGTGCTTCAACTCCCAAATGTTTGGCTCAGCAACTTTGATTTCGATATATCCATCACAACTGACACGCTCACTACCAACAGGTCTATGGTTACGTGGTACGTGCCCTTTTTTGAACATGGTAGGCGCACACTTGGCATACAGTTCCGGGCTCATCTTAACGCCCTTGTTTGGCGCTACTTGTCCTTTCTTAAACCTGCAGTCAATGCCATTGTTAATGCCGTGACGACCTCGCAAACCTTTTACTTGAGCAGGAGTAAGCTCAATGCCAAACTCCTGCTTTATCATCAGTCTTATCTCTTCGGCAGTCTTGCCAACTGCATTAGCCCTCAGCCATTCGTTCTGTTCCTTTGTCGTAATCTTATTGGGCGGAGCTGGACGTTCCAGAAGTTTTCCGCTTCTGATACCATACCTGTTACGACAATTCTTAACCTGATCTTCCGTATAGCTCGTGCCGAACTTTTCGTTCAGCAGCTCTGTAATGGGCTTGTTATAACGACCAGGAGTTATTTCTCTCAGATATGCTATTTGCTCATCAGAAAATAACTTCGCAGGCACTTTAACCACCTAGCATTTTGGGCATTGTTTGGTTGTATGACATTTTCTGTGACTTGGCAATCTGTGCTCTCAACACCAGCTCTGCATTGTCAATCAGCTGCTTAGATATATCCACGATGGCGTCCGCCCGCTTGATTTCATTCTCAAGTTCCTCACCCTTGAGCTCAAGATTGCTCAGGCGGTCCAGCTCAGCGAACAGCACATCATTCAATTTATATAAATCGTTATTTTTGTCTTCTTTCGTCACGAGTACCATTATCCACACCTTCATTAGCAGAATTCCAGCAGTCTACAGCTTCTTGAATATTTTTAAAGCTCCTTGTGCGAGCCTTACAAGCCATGCACTCAACATAGCAGTCGGAAACGTATTCCCCGCTTACAATATCCTTTTGTGCAACGTTGACTCGTGGAATTCCCTTACAAAATCTACAAAGTCTTAAAACACCCATTTTAACGCTCCTGTCATCACATTGACCAAAGCACGGCGCAGATGCAGGCAAGACCGAACGCAATAACATCAATCAGAATACGCTTCCTTGCTGCTTGAAACATACAGTACATGCACCACAAGCTGAACATACGCCAAATAACACTCAACACTATTTCAGTACCTTCAAAAAATCCAGTCATCTCAAGACCTCCCTTTTAAGTTGTTCTACTAACTTGGCACCGCCACGATTGGCTCTCATTTCCATAATTCGAGTACTATATTCTATCTGTTCATCAAAATCACCGAAGAACGTAGCTCTTACATTGACTCCCATTCTCTTTTGATGCGGGTGTTTTAAGGCTTCACCGCAAACATCAAGCGGAGTTCGATTGCACTGAAAAATTCTGCAGATTAGCGGTCTGACTTCGTAAATCGTGCAGACACGCTTCTCTTCGTCTCGGAATGGACAAATCATATCAACGGGCTTCTCACGCACCGGTGCCAGCAAGTGTTTTGCAGGTTGGATATTATTACGTTTGATGTAAAGCTTTATTGCCTTGATTTCCTTATCGCTTAAAGGAAGATAGTTACTGCAGCATTGGCCACAGCCACTACATTTCCCGTTGACGCAGTAGTCTACCGTCGTATCAGGCTTTCCCCAAAGCTCTCTTCCGTTAGTTACCATGAAACTCATACGCATTTATTCCTTTCTGACCTTTGAAGCCCGGACAAATTAAATCCATACCCTTTGGTTCTTAGGTGCGAAATATGATTTTGTAAGGGACCAGGTAACCTATTGATAGCTTTGGCAATACTGTCGATTGAATAACCAGCGTTATAAAGCTCAATAATTTTTTCGTTTTCTTCTGCGGTGTATCTTCTGCCATCACTTTGATATCTGTCCGGATTTTTGAGTCCTAACAGTTCAATCCGTTTTCGCAGGGCAACACACGTTCTGTTAAGCTCCTTGCTGATGTCAAGAAGGCTATATCCTTTTTGAACCATATACACGAGTCTCTGCTCATCAATGCTTGACCAGTTCCTACGTCTGAACCTTTGCTTGAAATCATTTTTGCGCTTCTCGTCTACCCATTTCGGCTCAATGCCCAAGATGTTCTTCTCAAGATAGGAAAAATCTACGATGTGCTTATGCTTTTCAGCCCATTTCCAAAAATCATCAATCTTAATCATCAGTATCTTTTGATTCTCTACCTTGACCTTTTGTATTGGCGCTTTATGAAGTTTAAGCTGTCTCTTAAAATCTGAATATCCACCAGTGGTGACATTCGGCTTCAGAACCTTGAAGAGTTCAGAAACAGTAATCTTATCGCTGCTTTCTATCCACGGACCAAGACCAAGCCTGTTTACCTTAACCTTTACTGCGCCTATGGAACGATTAAGCTTTCTTGCAATTGCGTCAGTGGACTTCATACCCCACGCCTGTTTCAAAAAATCAATTTCGGAAGGTGTCCACGTCTGAAACTGTCTATCTAGTTTTTTGCTCATCCAATCACCTACTTACTACTTCTCGGTAATGCTGATGTATCGGCCACAGCCCATGCAACGGCCGACAATTCTAACAGCACCATTTTTCGTAAAATACTTATAAATCCAGAATACGCCATAGTTTTCGCCGCACGAAATACATTGAATGCGTTCGTAACCTTTTTTAGTTTTCCGTTTCTTGAAACCGTAGACTTCAAATTCAGCCATCTTGTAATCCCTCTAAAAATAAAATTCTTCCTGCTACCGCTCTAATACGGAACCGCTCAACGTCTTTCTCCCTGAACGACATCTTCCCTATGTGCGTCTTCATATCAAGCCACACGGGGAAAGGTATCCGGTAAAACCTTTCGAGGCCGAACGAAACAAGCACGAACGCAACTGCGCCAAGCTCGTGATGTGCTTGCAGGTATTTAAGCTGCCAGTCCTTTACACGCTTGCGTTCCATGACCTCAGTATCGGTATGCTTGGCTTCGAAGACCACCGCACGACCACCTTTGAGCGTGCCCTTGTAGTCAACGCCAGAACGTTCCTTGTAACATGCGAGGAACCTTCCAGCTCCCATTGCTCGGATCGGCGCGAGCGCCTCTTCCTGTTTTTCAATTTTGGCCAACATCTCACGCTCGTACCAGTCGCACGAGCCGGATATGATGTTCTCAAACATTTGGCCAGCCGCCTTGTTTTGTTTGCCTCTCAAGGTTTTGTCCAACTAAAAATCCTTTCCCGTCTAAGCAGACTTTTTATGTTTATTAGCGTCAGCAACCAACGTGCCGACATATTTATTTACGAATTCCATCACTTCTGCAGGTGCCGACGCATTGTGCTTGGTCCTGCACTGCACGACGTGAAAATCTTTAGGACTCAATTCTAGCGTGTAGAATGGAACGTCGCTTTTATTCTTATCCCTCACAAAAAGGATAACGGAACTGCCTTCGATTACCCTTGGAACGTAACTACCAACACAATGATGTAGCCTTAATCCTTCCTGCTTAACCTCGTTCGCGCTTTTCGGCAGTCTTACCAAGTAGTTATCGTCAGCGTAACTCTTGAACACTTTGGCCAAATTATCGCGGGCGACTATGAACTGAGCGTTTTCCGCCGCATCCTTCTTCTCGTTAAGGATACTTGCAGCTTCATCGTGCGCCGCCCTGAAGTTCTGCGGGTATAAGACTTGCTTCGTGAGTTTTATGTTGAGCTGCCTGCACATATCAAGGTAGTCTTTGTAATCACGGAACGCATGGTAGCCTTCCGTGTAAAATAATCCGTTTATATATTTAACGCCCTTCAGACAGTTGCCGGTAGGCCCAAGCAAAGCGCACGCAGTTTCAAAATCACAGTCAAAATTCTTGATAAATTTGATTGTGTCTGAATTGAGATGTCCGAATTTCTCGTACAGTTTACGGATGGTCTTTAGCTTGCTCCCATACATTTCACTGAATGCATCGCAGATTATCTCTTCCCTAAACGCTTTAGGAATACCAAGCGCTCGATAGTCGCAGGAAACATTCTTCACTACGAAATCCTTAGGATAACCGACAATAACCTTCAAAAGTCCGAACTTGCCGTTTTTGGCGAGAGTTTCAATCACGGGATATTTCGCACCGGCGATAAAGTACGGATACGGAGTATAGGCGATAAAATCAATCCAAGCACCCGTTCTGTGCTTGCCTTGCATTACGAGCCAATAGAACTTCGTACCCTCAAGAAACTTGTAGCTGTCGAGGTAGAAAGCACTTGTTTCCATTCGGTATCCGAAATCAGCATCATTTTTATACCACACAGACTGTCCTGACAGCTTGTAAGTTCCGTATACGTAGAACTCATGGCTACCGTCATTGTCTATGAAACATCTTGCAACTTCGTTAACAAACAATTCCTTTGGCTTGTTCAATTTATCAAGGATTGATGCCCAGTCCCTATGAACCCAATACTTTCGTAACACCATACCCGTGGAAGTAGCCTGTGCCACGGTGAAACTTCTACTATCGTTGATAGCATATTTCCGACATGGTAACGCCGTTGTCCGACGATGGCAGTTCGGGCACTTAAACTCATCATTGCGTTTGACGCCTTTCGGCACGTTTACGGTATTGAGGCAGGAAGTACATTGCCCTTTGCGGGTCTTGTAATCATAAATGCAGTATCCGTCCATAAGGTAGGTTCGCACCCACTTCGTTACTTCTGCAGGAAGTTCAGGTACTTTGCTGTTAACCGCATTGAAACGCTCAATATCTTTCTTGTAACCGACGTTCAGCCTATTTTTTTGGATATTTTCTTGTTTATTGTTAAGTTCAAGCCACGCTTCCCAAGCAGTCGCCAAAGACTCCTCGCAAACCTTGGATAAAGCTTCCAAGCTATCCTCGAACATCGGTAATATGAGCTTGTCCTTTTCACTATCCGTGAGTCCAAACTCCCAAGAATTACGGCCCATCGTTTTCCAAATGTACGTATCTATCTTGCCAGTCCGCCACTTGGCTTCTGAATAGTCACGTGTCGTGAATTCGGACTCGTCAATGATTTTTCCATCAAACAGTTCAACGAATACGCTATACAGAAGCCTGTATTTTTTGTTGTACCGGGTATAGAAATACACCGCTAAAGTGTTATCGTCTAACTGCTGGCTGTGAATGAGCGCTTTTGAGGTTTTTCCCGAAACCACAACGTCGTCCTCAGCGGACACGCTCATTGCCAGCAGATTTCTCTTACTAATCAGTGCCATTTGCTCATCTCCACTTTTACTCGTCTAAGCGAACAAATCGAAAACTTCCACTTCAAGCTTCGGCTCGCTCTTAACCTTCGGCTTGGCAACCCTGCTTTTGATTTCCGAAACCTTTTCGGGTTCCTTCTCAACAGTTTTCTTGCTTTCAACAGCTTTTGCAGGAGCTGTTGCTGTTTCCGTTTTCTTGGGTACAGGCTTGGGTTCAGGTTTCTTTTCCTCTTCCTTCACGTCAAGGAAATAGTGAATTGCCTCGCCCAACACACTGTCCGAGTCAATCATTGCACAGCCAGCTACTGCCTTGGAACGTGCCCAATTGGTAATGTGCTTGAAGCAGGTAGTCATATTCTTCTTTTCGTCCATGACAGCGTTGGCAAGCTGTTCATCACCCTTTCCCAACGCCTCGACCAGCAAATCACGAAGCTTGGCTATGCCACCACTCAGATTTGCTTCTGACTTTAGTTTCTCAATAGCCTTCTCTTTCATAGCGCCTCCTAAAAACTAAAACGGAATTTCTTCTTCAAAGGGAACTGGAGAACCAAATTCACCAGCGAAGTCTGCTTTCTCATCCGCAGGAGCAGCCTTACCGTCACCAGAGCCGGTGCTACCGTTCTCGCCTTTTTTCTCGATGTATTCAAAGCCGTTGCAGATTACTTCGGTCACATAACGCTTGCTTCCGTCTTTGGCTTCGTAACTACGGTTTTGAATGCGACCGTCAACCAACAAGCGCTGACCCTTGCCAACGCTGTTACCGAGCAGTTCTGCAGGTTTGCCCCATATCACGCAGCCAATAAAGTCTGCTTCACGCTTGCCGTCCTCACCGGCAAAAGGCCTGTCAACCGCCAAGGTGAATGTGGCAACCACCTTGCCGCTTTGTGTATATCTTACTTCCGGGTCACGGACCAAACGTCCGAGCAATACGATTTTATTCATGTCAATCTCCTTATTTTTCAACTTTGCTTACTAAGTCCACGCCGAACAAAACATGTAATCCACTTCCGTTATCCCATCGAACTAACAAACTGCCAATATCATCAACGCCAAGCACAGTACCCTGCGTTCCGACGGGTGGAGCTTGAACGTCATCCATGCATAACAGCTTAACTCTTGTCCCCTTTGGGAACTCATTTCGTAGTTTTTCGACTGTTTTCTTATCTGGCACAAGCATTTATACATACCCCTCTCGCTCACGCATTTGCCTGTACAATCTGTCGCAAGCGTTTTTGACAGGGTTCCTCTGTGTGTTCCACGAAAAAGCGCTCTCCGTCAAAATTTAGTACTAACGGATACCCTTTCATGTAGCAGTTTTTCCCGTTGCAATGTTTTTGGCAGTGTTCTCGGTTAACGTGCTGCATTCCGACAAGTATCAAGTTACGTTTCAGGACTTCCTCGTCAATGCCAGGGAACATCTTGCGACCTTCCGCAAGAAGCATTTTACGGTTGGCATCAAGCTCAGCTTCCGGAAGAACGTCGGCGCAATAATACGGGTAATGGAATATCCCGCCACAATACTTGATACGGAGCGCGGTCCATTTGCCAAGAATGACGTTCCTGTACTTGTCCTCATCGGTGAAAGCGTCAGCAAAACTTCTGCGCCATTCGCCCTGGCGTTCCCGTGCTTCCTCAATAGCCTTTTCCTTGAGAATCTCGTCTGCATTGTCAATGCCTTGAGCAACAAGCGAGAAGTCCAAAGTGCGGTAGTAATCTTCCACCTTGAGAGTTTCCTTGATGGCAAGCTGCCAACGCTCCTTTGTCATGACCTTGGTAGTCTTTCGGTACTCTTCGTCAGGAACGACAATGCTGTACCACTGTTCCGTAAGTTCAGCTAACTGCTTTAATGCCTCTTCCTTGCAAAGTCTTGCGACCTCTTCAGGCCGTTCTTCACTGTTATAGCGAATGTCCTCTATCTTTCGATAGAACGGCAGCTTCTTTCCAGCTTTCATCAGCTGAACTATGCCGGCTCGGACATCTTCTTTGGTAATCCATTCCTTTTCCATTCACGATCACCCACTTTCAAGCAAACCTACAATATCAAGCGAAGGAATTCGAGCTCGTCGCTTCTTCTTGCTTCGTTCTTCATATCCATACTTCCAGTCACCGTTAGCCAGTACAGTCTGCATCCACTTCCATGTGCTGCCATTGTTGACCGAATTCTTTTTGGCTAAGAGTACGGCTCCCTTGAAAGCCTCATTACCGAATTCCTTAATCAGCTCTATGAGATTCTCACCTTCGAAAGCACTTCCAATAGGCCTAATATTGCATTCGAAAAAATCAAGGCATTTCTTTTGGTTAACCTTTTCTTCATCTTCGGTTTGCTTAGTATATACTTGTAGTAACTTAGTATTATTAGTATTAGTATTATTATTTATATATATATTATTATTATTATTAATATACATATTAGTAGGAAGTTCAGACCTATTCCCTAAATCGGGAATAGATACCCCATTTTCCCCCGACCTATTCCCTAAAAAGTGAATAGGTGTGTCCGAGCTATTCCCTAAATCGGAAATAGGTGCTTCTGGGCTATTCCCTAAATCGGGAATAGGTGCTTCTGGGCTATTCCCTAAATCGGGAATAGGAAGTTCAGACCTATTCCCTAAATCGGGAATAGATACCGGTACTTCTTTAATGCAATAGACTGGAGTTCTCGCACCGTTCCCCTTTAAAAAAGTAATTAACCCTGCTTCTTCCAGTTCCTTACGGCAATCATATATTCCATTCTTTCCTATTCCCGTCAGCAATTGCAGTTCGCTGTTTTGAACGGCAATATTTTCAGTATGGCTCTGCTCCGCAAAATGAAGCAGAGCCATATACATCATAGACGCTGAATTAGAAAGCTTATTCTGTCGCCGCCATTGCCAAAAACCATTCAGTTGGGCAATGTAGTCCATTTTCGACTATTCAATGCTCCCAAGAACTTCGTCGAGGTCTACATCAGCTGGCTTTTGGCTAATGAGCCTTTCTTTCAAAAGCTCTTCAATAGCTGGATGAGCAAGTTGGTAGTTAACATTTTTCAAAAGGAATTCGAGCGCTTTGTTGTCAAGTGTTCTGATGTCAACAAAGCCGTTATTGCCACGAGCAAGAGTGGTTTCGTTACTAATCTTGACGTAAGCATCTTGGGTAACCTCAGCACCGCTGATTGCCCAGTCGAGTATCATCTCGCCAACGTTCGGCGTGATTACATCAATCCAGCCATTAAACAAACCCGTGCGGTCTTTGGACGCACAGGCAAAGTTTTTATCAACGCTGAGGTCGAACACGATCGTAAACTCATACTCAACGCCGTCACGCTGTACCGGCGCAAGTCCGATTTTCACCGGTACTTTTTTGCCGTTTTGGTCCTGCAGGTCATAAGCAGTCTTACTACGCATCGTGGCGATTACGTGCATTTTGCATTGCAGGATTGTGTTGATGAGCTTGTTTTGTTCAGGCGTTACATCCTTCCACGCATTAAAGCTATTTTTGTTTCTGCTGGTGGCCGCCAACTTGTCTACCATTTCGAGGATACCGCCCTCGCCGTTCCAGGCTTGGGAAAGACTGTCGATGATGAGAACATCATAGCCAGCTTTCTCAGCCATCTTAATTAAATCAATATGGCGTTGAACGCTGAACGGTGGCTCAAGCTGTGCCACATCATAGTCGCAAAGGTGGGAGTACATCTCACCACTGCCATTTTCCGTATCAATCATGGCAATTTTCTTGCCAAGACCTTTCGCAAGCTGCAAAGCGGAATAGGTTTTGCCGCTACCGCTTACGCCGCACAATGCAATTTTCAAGAAAGTGCGTTTCCTTTCTGCTCTTGTAAACATATCGTCATCTCCTAAATCACTCACGTTCGGCAACGTATAACTTCTCTCTGAGAATGTCGTTAATGAAGTCCAGGGCACTCATTTCCTTGAGGCAATCCTCGCAGAAATTGCCCATACAACTTTCGTAGACCCTTACCCCCTGTGGAACATAGTCCCCGCACTGCTCGCAAACGACAGAGGTCATTACGGGTTCAGGCGGGGTAAGTTTTTGGTTCTCGATCTTCCAAAACCTGTCGTTACACATCAGCGTTCACCTTAACAGTAAAGCTGTCTTCCTTTTCCTCGTAGGTCACAGGCACGATTTCGCCAGTTTCAGGAATAATCACCCTACCACCATCAAAGATGCAGGTCTTTTTGAAATTTTTCCAGTCAGGCTCTTCCTTTACCTTGACGTATTCAGGGAAGCGTGGACGCAGGAACTCTACCAGTTCTTCATCGTTCTTTACGATTACGGGAGGCAGTTTTTTGAACGAGAGGTTACCGCTCGGAAGCTTCACAGTCTTTTTGCTGGTGCCGTCAAGCTCTTGTGCAGCGTAAGGTTTCAGTAATCCAGTAAAGTAAGCAATGGAGCTATCGTGGTCAGCGTTAACCTGTTCAAGATACGCTTCAAGTTTTGCAAGCTCGTTTTGGAAGAACTCCAACGCTTGAGCTTTCTTCTTTTGGTGCCATGCGATTTTTTTCAAGCACCATTCGGCACTCTGAATGCTGTCGACTTTGAACGCTTCACGTTCAGTCGCTTCTTCCGGTTCAATATAGTCAATATATGCTTCAGCCAAGTTATTATTCATACTCAGGCTCCTTTCTTGAATGTTTCCAGTTCTACGCAGATGTTGTCAGCCATGGCTTGAATACCAAGCAGTTCGTTGAGAAGCTCGTCGAGTCGCTTGTTAATCTTCTCGACATTTTCCAGCTGAACATCCACTTCTTTTCTGATGTTTTCCATGTTGTTTGCCATCTTCGTTGTACCCCGCTTGTTTTAGTTCACGCAGGCAGTCCGGGCAAAAATAGAAATCTTCGTCACGTTCGATGAAGCCGAACGAGGGAACAATCCACTCGCGACCGCACCAATAACAAACAAGTCTGCTCATGCGCCGGTACCTCCGATGTTAAGTTTTTCGTTAGCCCACTTTTTATTTACAATGCCTTGGCGAGGAACGATGTAGCCAGCCGCGACGAAGCTTTTATTCAACTCTTGAATGATTTTGTAGGCTTGGGATTTAGAAACAAAACATAGCTTTACTATGTCTTCGCAAGTATAATATTGCCTTTCGAGTGTTGTATCGCTCACTTGCATTCCCCCCTTTTAAGCGTTATAATTTAAGTGGTTGTTTGCTCATTCAACCCACTTTTCGAGCCGTCTGTGTTCCCGCACAGGCGGTTCTTTCGTTTTTCTGCAAACCGATAATTACCAGCAGTGAGTTAGCTGCTTCCATACACTCTCGCAACAGTCGCTTGTCAAGGTTGACGTTGGCGAGGGTGTTTTCTATTATTGCCGGAAACGCTCTGACAACGTCGGTAACTTCCTTTTGCATGACCAGAACATTGGCAGCTTGGTTGTCTACCTGAACCCCCTGCAAATTAAATAAGTCTCTGAACACACAAGACTTCTGAAGATGTTGAACACGAAGCCACGGCGTACGGTACAAGCGGGACATCGCCAACGCTATGTCGTCAGGAACAGGCCTGACATCTTCCTCGTAAGCCCTTATTGAGCTCTCACTTGTGTTCAATTCCATTGCAACGGTAATTCTGCTCATTTTGGCATAATTACGGGCAATGAGATAAACGTTTTGACTCTCTTTAGCCATTTTGGCACTCCTTTCTGACTGTATTATGGAC